ATGTCATAATCTGATTCCAACTCCATCTCTTGCTTAACCATGAATCCGTATGCATTTGCTTTGCAAATGAAAGAGTCATAGTTGTCTTTGCTGTTGATTTGTCCAGCGGCATTTTTAGGAAGAGTATCAACCGATATGATTGCCATACCAGCTAAGCGCCCTTCAAAGCCTTCTACCATGAACATGGGATCGAGTGCGTTAGCAACCAAGAACCCAGCTGTGGTATCGGTCATCATATCCAAGAACTGCAAAGAGTGCATGAAGCACACTACTGCGTCTTTGTGTTTGTCGCCGAAAGCTTTGATTTTTCCAGTATTGAGATTTCTGATGTTCATGTTTGCGTAGCTGTTTCCAGCGGCAGACGTAAAACCAGTAGTATAAGAAGCCGACAAGGTGCCCAAAAGATCAGAATCGACTTGTTCAGCCATGACTCGACCAATTTGCTCTTGGACTTCTTGAATGATTCTCTCAGTGCGAGCAGCGGAAGATTTGAAAGCCTTTTTGCTCACGCCAACAGCTTTAGATACTTCCGCAACAGTTACGCTGAAAGAATCGTCAGACAAATTGTCAACGATTAATCCTTCGTCTTCTGTGGGAAGTTGAGCTGCGCCTACTTTTTTGAAGTAGGGAAAGTTTTGTGTCAAGCCAGGTGCAGCTGTAAGACTATCGTCTCTCAATGCAAATGCGCCAAACACGAGTTTTCTATCGAAGTACGCCATGATATGGTCCTGCCAAACTTTAGGCGTAAAGTTAAAGTCGGCGGCAATTGTTGCTGGCATTTAATTCTCCTTTAGGCGTGTAGCCTTTTTTTAGATTTTGCCTCTGCCCACAATTGCGAATAAAGTTCAGGTTGCTTCTGATACAGCAAACTTTTCTCAGAGATATTCATACGAACAAACTGATCTAAAGTTAGCTGACTGTTTCCATCGGGATTAGGAGGGCTTTTGCCACCATTCCCGACACTCGTTGATGTTGACTTTGTTTTCTTGCATTTTTTTGCAATATCCCTCAAAGCATCTTCTGAAAGCTCGTCGCTCTCATCGAGTTCTGCTGTCGCCTTGCGAATCAGAAACTCGTAGTACTCAACATCATCCGAAGCAATTCCCTGCTCTAATGCGCTTTGCAGTACAGCGGTACGGAAAGCAAGTTCATTGTTTCCGGCAGATAAGACCTTCACTAATTCTTCGGGTTTTTCGGACTCAGTCTCGATTCCCGCAGCTTTAAGAATGTCTTTCTTTTGCTTCTCCGAAAGTTGAAGCTTAGACGCCAGGTCCTTGCTCTTCGTTCGGTGCGAAGCACTTTCATCTCGAAGTTTCTTGATGTAAGCCTTCGTCTTCTCATCCCACTTCGGATCATCGTCACCGGGACTTTGATCGTCTTTGGTTTTTGAATCCTTTTCCCTGGCTTCGTCGTAAGCTTTTTTTGCTTCCGCTGCGGCCACTAAAAGATCCTTACTATCGGGACTGGCCTTAGCTAACGCTTCAGCTTCCTCCCACGCTTTTTTCAGAGCCTCTAGCTCTTCCATAGGCACTCTCTTTCTCGGGCACCTGGCCCAATAAGTTAACTCTAAAAATCCATTTAACTGACAATTAAAAATAACTTATACGATTAGTGTAAATGGGCATTAGAGGAATGCAAGGGGTTAAGGACGCGGAAAAGTGCCATCAACTAAAGAATCACCGCCTGGAGATCCCCAAGCTGTACGATATGGAACTAAAATTTGCCTATCGTTGGGGCGATCTGGTCCAGATTGGAACACCCTAAGTTGCCCTTTCCACGTATATTCAAACGGCTCATTTATCTGCCTTATTTGTTTTAAGCTTGCAAAATACTTGGAATCTTCTGCGGTGCGTGCGTCAAGGGGTGCCATTGTCGTTTTCATCAAATCCGGTATAGTGTCGTCATCGACAAGCGCATTCATTCCCTTGATCTTGCCCACGTTGTAGATGTTGTGAAGCTCGGTCCTGACTATCCGGTGCAGCTTCCACTCGTCAGCCGTGAAAAATTGAGAGATTGATCCCACAACCTCCCCGTAACTTGACGCTCCAACGCTTGCGTTAAAAAGGCCGTTTGTGATCTGGGTCATTAGCCCGGTCCCATAAGCCTCAAGATTTGTCCTGTATTTATCTACAAGCAAGTTGCTGACATCTCGTGCAGCTAAAGCAGCGTTTAGGTTAATCGGCGTAACGGCTCCCAGAAACTCATCGTCAAAAGTTTGTATCTCATTAACCAAATGCTCAATGCCGTGCCTTGCAATCCGGTACGCTCCGTCAACCATACCACCGGCAGCCCGATCAGCCAGCGCGTCTATAGCGCCTTGTACCTGCGCCAGCACGCCTCTTAGATGCTGAGCCGTAAAAGAACCCACAGGCACGCGGCTAAGACGATCAATAAGCTCGTGGCGAATATCACGGTAGCTAGAAAGTATGCTGTCTGCCTGAGTTTTCTCAAGACGTAATACATCTTGAATATGATCCTCGACGATTCCCGTGGAATCAACCGACTCGAAGAAATCCGGCATTAGAACCCCGTGGGACCGTATTTAGTTTTTATTTTTAATTTTGGAAGCCTAGCTATACGTCCAGTTTTCAGAGCCGTCGCATACCTAATGCCCGTCGCAAGAGATGTCCCAATCCCCTTGTAATAAGCTGCCGGAACAGCCAAGGCTGCCGCAGCTGCCGCGCCCGTCTTAATAAGGCCAGCTTCTACGGGATGATCCCTTTCATGCTGCGTGGGTATTGCTTTACTTACTCCAGCATAGGCCAGAGTGCCCGCAGCTACTCCCAGGGCAGCCAGCGCCGGATTCTTGAGCTTTCGCATAGCCGAGCTTGTATATCTCAACAGAACGGCTTTATCGCGTAATTTTGTCTTTAGCGCTGCACTTGATGCAGCTCCCGCGGCTTTGAATAAAACCTTAGACTTTGCTCTAAAGTGAGCAACGCCTTTAGCTATACCGGCAACGCCTAATCCGCCACCTACAGCCAGGCCGCCAGCCTTGGCAACTTCCTTCACGCCTTCTTGAAAAGGAGTGTTTGGTACCGCTCTTGGCGTAACGTTGGACTCTCTGATAGGTATTACACGACCACCTTTACGAATGAAACGAACTCCGTTATTTGCCATATTTACTGCCCACTTTCATCGCTAGTGCCAGGCTTCCCGCCGCCACCGCCAAAACCACCACCGCCAAATGATCCAAACGGATTAAGTATCGGCTGTGATTCTATCTTTTTTAATTCTTCCTCAACGTTCTCTATCCCAAATTCACTCGCTATCCATCTCGTTGCGGATTCCCGACTCAAAATGTTGGCCGTAGTTGCCTGCACCGCTGCCGCAACCTTTTGCGCTATATCCTCAAGCGTTAGAGGGAATATCGCTGGCCACTGAAGCGTGATGTCTACCGATTCCGGCTGATACCCCTTGGGCACATCTATAACGTCGCTGCTAGTCTCAATGAGCGCCATGCCAAGCTTCACAAGTAAGTTGCGAAGACACGGCTCTATCATTGTCCTAAGCTCGTCAACCAATTCCACAAGTGGACCATGCAAAATCTCCAAAGCTTTTCCGCTTTGAGCATGTCCTGCCATCTTCTCGGGATCGTGAATAATAACTCGTGCAACATCAAGCGCTCTTGTTCGCATGTGGTCACGCTGCTCTTCTGCAACCTTAGCTCCAGCTAGATTTGATTCTAGAAACTGTGCCTTGCCTTCGTGGCCTAAATTCCATGCTTTCTGCGATGATTTAATCAGCGAATCAAGCTCATCTTCATCGATATTGTTTACCGTAAGTTGAGGCTCTTGAGAATATCCAACAGCCTGCGATGTCTGTGATAACGAATAGTTCAGCTCATCACAAAAATCTAGTATCTCACCAAACACAGAATATCCGTCAGGAGAGAATTTATGTTTCTCGGTCCTGAACCACTCGCCTTGAACAAAACCAAGACCATGTTTGTTTTCTTCTACAACCGTGAATTTCGGCATAGCCATGCCGCTTTGAAACTCGGGGTTGTCATAAAGAATGTCTGTATTCTTGGACAGCACCATTCGATACCATTTTTTCTTACAACGACCTGCTGCATCCTTGTCGCTTGGATCTTCATACACATAGCGAATCTCGATTGAGTCAAGCTCGTCTGTCTCATCGAAAACCGGATAACAGTATTTCGCATTGAAATGTTCAATAACCGGAAAGCCTTCAACCAAGTAAAATCTAACAAACACAGAGCCGGAAATAAGCAGGTGCTTACCGGGCTGCATAAGTGACCGTCTGAAGTTTGATACTTGCTGAACGGATCTAAAAAACTCGGTATCGTCTGGATCGTCCTCAACTAGAAAAGTTGGGAAAACTTGCGCTCCGAATAGTTTGCTCGCTACTTTATCAACCAAAACTTTGGGCAGATTATAAATAATACGAGGCTTGCGCTTGCGTGTCGGAACATACTCGCCTGGCGATATCGTAGCCTCATTCCAATCCTGCAAATCATCGTATTGTCGCGATTCGTAGTAGGCATCCAAGATTTCCAGCTCAGGCGTTCTGAACTGCTGATTGCGATTCATCTCGTCGGTCATAATGATGCCGAGATTGTTCTGCGCCTGTTCTTGTAAGCGAGATGGACGACCAGACCAACGCTTTGGCCCGACCCTAATTGTCCTAGGCATTATTTACCTTTTGGGCAGCACAAAGGCTTTTGAGGAGTTGCTATCCCAACGCCTGCAACTGTATCTTTTTTGGCTGGCGTGAATCCGCCCACTGGCGTTAGTGCAGTTTTTCTGAAATTTAGATCGCTCATCTATCCCCCTATAAATAATAATATACTTAAACGATACACTAGGTCTTAACTTTTTATAGACGCCTATCGCA